TTTGTTTTACCGGTGGCTTGTTGGTCGTGATTTCGGTGATGTTGTTTGTGTCAAAATTAGACGACTCCGCCACTATCTCTTGAAAGGTTAGCCCGGTAACATGCTTCACAAAGTCTAAAGTGGAGCCTTTCCACCCACAGTTGAAACAAAATATATAGTTTTTATCTAATTTGTAATATAATCTTCGTTTCTTGCCCCAACTTGAACCTTCTCTACATATAGGGCATCCACCAGCCCAAGTATTGGCTCGTTTGTTATGTTTCGGGTAACCACTATATTGGCAAAATTTTGTAATTACATATTCATCTGGTAATGTCACCATGAATTATTGTAAAATATAAACGGTTGTAAGTCAAATACAATTATTTTTTAATTTCTTTTATCTCTACAGTACCTTTGCGAATGAACCGTCCGGTTGACGGGCAATACCAATGAGCTTCGGTTATCTGTAGACCGTTCATCACCTTAGTTTGTAGTTTAGGTTTTACTGGCTGACCATCGTACGGAGATGCAATAATAACTGGTTCAACCTTGTCTACATATTTTATTTTATTGTTCATTTACCTATATTTAGCGATTCTATTAGATTTATCACGTTATGTGTCGAACTATTTGATGTTTCAAATATACTGAACCAGTTGTCAATGTCATTAGCTAGGTTGTATATAGCATTGTGCACGCATATCTGTTTCAATTTATCTTTATCCGGGGTCGAACTTTTGTTTTTAGTGAATTGCTCCTGATATGAGTCTGTTTCACCGGAATGGTGAGTGTATCCGTATGATAGATCCATTAACATTATGTTTCTGTCATAAATCTCTTTGGCTGAGGTGTCTAAATTATCTAATGACTCTTGCACCCCAGATTCGATGTATTTTAATGCAGTTTTCTTACCCACGCGTGGTAGACCTGGTATGTTGTCTGATTTGTCTCCAACTAGCGCTTTGTATGATAGAAAATTGTCAATATCCACACCCACCACATCATTAAAATTGTGATTATTCACGGTTATTTTTTTTATGGGGCTGTACACACTTACGTTTTCATTTACAAGCTGATACATATCCTGATCAACAGTCACCACTGTGCATGAGCTATCTTTTATATTGTGAGTTAACCACGCTATAACATCATCTGCTTCCATAACAACAGGGAACATGTTGATACCACCTAATGATTCAACTGCTTGTTGTATCTGCTCGTCCATCACATGCGCTTCCGCTAGAGATTTGTTGTCTCTGGTGCCTTTGTAATCAGTATCGGTGGCTAATTTGCGGAAATTTTTTGTTTTTCTATCGAGCTTGCTGTCCCATACCGCTATTATATCATCAACACCATCTAACATGTCAACATATGCCCGGACACATCTCAAAAATACTAATAAAGTATTGACGTCCGTACCTCGTGCACGGTTCATAAAAAATATCCGGTAAAGTAAGTTGTTACTGTCGAGAATTAGAGTTTTTTTCATATTGTTTCTCACAAATATGTATTATATCGTCTGGTAACGATTCTAGCAACTCTAAAACACCAGAATCTAGTCCGGATTTTACATCAGCTGTTGATATTTTCATGTTGACCATGTCTGGAAGGTTCAAAAAACCGCACTCATCATCATGACTTTCCATAAAGACTAAATTCGAGCCAATATATGTACCTTTAGTACAGGCATATATGTCTCCAGGTCTCATCACACGTTATTTCACCTGTACACCTAGCCTAGGATTGGTCAAACCGGTCTTGAACAAGAATTTTTTGCACATATATGCTATTCGATCCTCTAAACTGTCATCTATATGTGGTAGACCTAGCCCTAGTTGTTCGATTTTGGCACAATTGAGCACGCAGTTGGATCGGTTTGCAGCTAAATCTAAATTTTCTATAGGTACAAATGACCAATCCGGGTTGGCGATGCCGTTTTTTTCGAAAATTGCTGTTATTTTTTTCAAATCGGCTGACCCAGGGTTGCATACATTAAAAATCCCAGGTTGAGCTTTGAATTTTCCGGTTCTAGTCTCTAAATTCTCTATAAATTTTTGAATGAATATGACAAAATCTTCAATACATGTCATGGAGTTGTCATAACTTATCAGATTGTCATATTTCAAAATTTTGTTGAAGAAATTTCTCTCGTGATTGTCTCCACAAAATGGCATTCTGACTCTCAAAATGTAATTGTTTTGATTTTTCAGTGCGATTTCTCCGGCATGCTTGGTTTTGCTGTACCAGCTACTATCATCAGAATCTAACCCAAAATTAGGTGCGTCTGTTTCTGTATACTCTTTATCGTATCCGGTGTATATACACCCGCTACTAACGTGTATGAAGGGTATATCAAGCGTCTCGCACATGGCTGAAATAGTCACAGGTAGATTTACATTCAAGTCCCAGCATTTCTCTCGATCCGTCTCACATGCATCTACATTGGGCCGGCCGGTGTATCCACATGCATTGATCACATAATCAGGATTGTCTTGTTTTAGTATGCCCAGCAATGTAGGTGCATGATCATACGCATGATCTTGCTTGTTGTATATTTTTACACTATGGTCAGTTATACCATCTAGCAAATAATTGCCTACATAACCTGAACCGAATATGGCTATATTTTGTTTTTTCATTTAAATTCCAGTGTATGGTGGTGTCTTGGCATTTCTTACCAAGAATTTATTCAACGCGGTGCTCAGCGAGTCTGCTGATTGTTCTGTTTTGGCGCTGACTAAAGTTATCATTTCTTTAGTGTCTTGTGAATAGCCTAACAATATGAAACTGTTCAAATATTGATTGAGCAATGTCTCCAACGATTTCAAGTCTTTGATACTTTTGTTTTTTTCCGTGACATGTTGTTTTAGAAAAGATGTCAGTGCAGTTTCTAAAGCAGGATCCAGGTCATCCTCCTCCGGCGTCGCATCTGTATCTTTGACCGGAGGTTTCTTTCGAGTCTTTCGAGGTTTTATCGGTTTGTTCTCCTGTACCATCAACCATATTTATGGTTATTAACGAAGAATCAAATGGAGCGTTATTGTCAATACCAAACGAAATTAAATTTGAAATGATTGTTTCTATACTTTTAGTCTTTATCAAAAGTTTTTTAGGTATTCTGATACCACCATCATCAAGCTCAAAATACACGTCGTTGAGTTCCTCTTTGTTGAAGTAACATGTGATCCAAACTGAAAAACCACCCGGGTCGATCATCATGGTCCAGTACCGGCTGTCATGTGGCCCGTACTTGTCAAATATTTTCCATATACCATAGCCACTGTCTTTCATTCTTTTCATGAAGTAGCTAGGTGTGTAAATGTTGTTTTTAGATTTCATTTTATTAAACCGGAGATGATGTATGATATATGACAATTGTTCTGTTCCAGATCCACTTTTGCTACACTGAGCTGTGTGTTTATGTTGAATTTAACTTTATCTACTCTTGTACTACTCACGATCCGAATGTTTTCAAAATTAAACGCGATGGGTTGAATAGGGGTTGCTGCATCATCACATAGCTTTATACTAAAACTATCCATATTAGGTTTTTCTTTGTCGGTCAGCTCACCATACACATGATTATTCTCATCAGTGTATATGTATAGCTTTTCAGACTCGTTAGCATATGTACTACCTTTTATCAAATCTGTCAGTTTGTCGTGATCCACACTGAATGAAGTATCGAAAGTGATATTGTTGATCTTCTCAACACTAATCGCGGGAGTGGACAATATACCATCGTCTAGAAGATAAAACTTGAATCTAGTGGATGGTGATTTGTAGCTTATGCTGTTTATGTCAACGCTCAAATTGATATTGTCTTGTTGATCTATACAACCTATAATCTTGTGTAACCTCTTGATGTCTGGAACATTTAATGTCTGCTCAAAATTATTTTTGTTTTGTATGCTAGCTAGTTGTACTAATGTACCATCTGATGTTGAGCATAGACATGTCAGTTCTGTTTCGGTTATGTTGACAACACTATCTTCTGCAACTCGACTTATAGTCCCTAAGAATGTGTTTACAAAACCGTCTCGGTTTGCAATTGTTAGATTATTCATCTTCTATATATTTGATAATAATCTGTTTGGACTTGTTTTTCAACTGTTTATTAATGACATTCCACGTTTTCGCGATTGAGGTTGTTTTAGTTTCTTTCGAGTCTACAATTACAGTCCAGTGACCTTTGATTTGTTTTAATTTAAAAAACTCGTCATACAGTTTCTTTATGTCCTTTACCTGTTCTTTCAGTTGATCAATTTCATGTTTAAGTATCAGAGAATCACCTGTCGGTTGAGGTGCTTGTGTCAATTGTTGTTGAGGGGCCATCGGTACTGGTGGTAAGCTTGGAGGTACGTTTTGAGATACGTTTTGAGATACGTTTTGAGGTGATTGTAATTGCTGTTGAGGTTGCTGTTGGTGTTGACCACCTACCGAACGCCTCAAGTTAACAATTTCTTGCTGAGCGTTAAACTTTAAGCCTTGTGTAAATTTACTATCACCTATATTTGTAGAGTCAATACGCTTGGCTTCGCCGTAAATAGAACCAATAAAGTTTTCAACAAGAGACACATCGTCTTTAGATTCAATATCGGTTCTAGCTTGCCGATACCCGTTTTTTTCTAGTCCAGGAGGACCTGGTTCCGGAATGAGTTCCGGTTGCTGTACAGGTGGTAACTCAGACGCTTCCGGTGTTTTGTTTTCTGTAGACATGTGTTATAGGTCATCTAATCCTTCGAGCAAATCATCCGGGATTACAATATCCGGTTCGGATTTTTTTTGCTCTTTCTCAACCGGGGGTTTGTCAAAATCCATTGGCACTTCTTCATCTAAATCTGAATCGGTCGTCTCAACTACATTTTCTACAACTACACTAGTGGTGCTTTTGCAATGTAAATGCTCATTGACCACTTCTTGAATTTCATCATACGATTTGATCGGAAATGTATCATCAAGTGTGTGTGTCTGGTTGTATATCTTCTCGATATCACCGGCAGCTAGGCCAGGTACAGCTGCTGGAATCAAAAACTTACTAGCTACATATGTAGGGAAGTCTCCTTGCTTGTCGCAACGGACCCGGAAGCTGCATCCATTCTCTGTCAAATCAAACACTTTAGCACCAAATTGATCCGCATCTTCACCTTCAATCGCATCTGTGATTATCTTGTGCAATTGTTTTCCGTATCTTAGAATTTTAACATTCTCATTGTTCTCCGGTTCTTCTGAATGATTCACAACATAAGCATTAACCAACCATTGTTCTCGTCTCAACACCTTGCTAGACTTTTCTTGCTCTTCTGGTGAGCCTTTTTGTCGAAGTTGATATCTAGCTTCTGACACTGGGCATCTCTCACCAATGGTCTGTGGTGAAACTACTGTTATGTATTGACCGGTTGCGAAGCTTTCCCAGCCATATGTATAATAGTGAAAAAATGTATCTCCAGGACTTTTCATGTTGGGTAACAGTCTCAACTCACATGAGGTCCCGGGTTTGAATTTTAACACGTCTTTGAATCCAGACGAGTTAGGCGCTTTAGATAAAGATTCTTTGATAGAATCGAACATTGTAGTTGTAAACGTACTCATATTTTAGGTCTTGGGTCTTGGGTTATTTTTAAAATAATATTATAAGATATTTTCTATCGATTTTCAACAGTTTTGTTTATATATCTTTTTATGTATTTGCTTTTTTGTAAACTAGGTTCAATTGTGAGAAATGATCTAACCGCTTCATATTTGTTTTTATGATCGCATAATTTCATAAAAACTTCTTGAATGTATTCATCTTGTAGTGTTTCTATAAAAATACTGGCGATGTTCATTTTTTTGTTCCGGATTATACAAACATAACTACAAAAACAATAAAATGCATGTTCTAAATCTTGTCGATATAATGAATATATTGGATCTGAAGATTTATCGTCCATTAATTTTTACTTGGTGTGAAAACTTTGCTAAATTTTAAAAATGTTTCTGTGCATACACCACCAGCAGCAGACTCGTGTCCACCACCATCAATTAATTTTTTAGCTAAATTACCCACATGTATTTCGCATGCTTTGTTTCTTCTAATACTCACCCGATTTGAATCTAAATTGACTACAAACCCTATTTCCGCATCAAGTTTTTCAACTAAATGGTTACCCACATCACTTATCAATGTGTTGGCGAAAGTACATATACATTTGGTAGGTTTTTTACCAATACTCACCGTGGCACGATGATATGTCAAATTGCTCAATGTTTTGTGTAATTTCTTCTCGTAAAAGTCAATGGTTTGCAATTGAGGGGGGTTGAATCCTCTGAAACCAATGCTGAAGTCTTTTAAAAATTTTTCTAGCCGATCACCTTGGTAGTTCCAAAAAATAAAATTCAACTGTTTGCTCTGAGGGTATTGATGTGTCCAACTATCATAATCATCTACCAACAATAATAATTTTTTCTGGTCCGGGGTGATATGTTTGTCTATTTTGCTTTTGAATAGTTTGTAAATTAATTTTGCGCAACTGGGGTATTCTACAACATTAACTTTGGCATGTTTGTACTTGTCGCGATTCTCAACATGGGTGGAATGATGATCAATTATATGAACGTTAGGCATGTCTACAAGCTCCAAGGATTGCTGTGATATGTCTAGATCGGTTATAATTATTTTGTTGTATTGTGTGGGGTCGTTTTTCTTGAGCCACGCTTTGAAATCGTCATGAAATTTTGTCACAGTTGTAACCTTGTAAGGTAGCGTGTTTGTGGCGCATAGTTTGAGTAACATGTAGCACATGCTACCATCTAAATCTGCGTCAGTGAATACAATGTTTTTCATGTTTAATTAATATTTAATCGTGTTTTTAACTAAATCAATCACTTAGAATATTTAACGTGTTCATTGTGTCACTCAGTTCTCCAGTTTCGTTGACATTGTCCTGTTCTGTTACTGTCAACGTACTATAATCAATGTTCATCGCGCATGTACCGAAATTAGGCCCGAACCGGTTTTTCATCATGCCCATGTTTATAACATTTAGCTCTGAATCTTCATCACGTTGCCATATACTCACCACACAATCAGCAGTTGCTCCCATACCGTAACTCTCTCCAATTGTGTCCAAACCTGGGTCTGTTTCATTATAACCACTTCTGTTGAGCTGAGTCGCAGTTATTACCGGGCATTCAAATTTATACGAAATTGCGCGTACTTGTTCAGTCACCTTTTTTATCTGATCATAAGTGTTGCTACCTTGAGGTCCTTTGAGCAAATTGATATAGTCTAGCACAATAGCATCAGGTTTCATTGATGTCTGCGACAGCTTGGTTATGTACGCTGTTAACTGTTGAGGGGTCACGGTGCTAGGGGGAAATTCTTTCACTATCAATTCTGCATCTGTGTATTTCGATTTGAACCCATGAACAGACTCTTTTAAGAAATCAACACTGAGATGAGCTTCGTTGATAGGTACCTGAGCAATATTTGAACTCAAACGCTTGGAATACAGCATTTCAGACATTTCTAATGAGACTAACAAAACACGTTTGTTTTGTTTACATAAATTTGTCGCTATATTGCCTAGTATTATACTTTTACCTACATTAGTCTCCCCGGCAAAAACATACAGCGCGCGTCCAGAATCTAAGAACCCACCATTTAGTTTGTCGTCTAGCCAGTCCCAACCTGATTTTATAAATTTTTCATCCTTCAACATGTCATCGATATGCCGGTCAACCTCTTTGAAGTAATTAACACCCACATCTACATTCAAATTTATGTTACATGCTGTTTCGAATTTGTTCAACAGCTCGCTTGGTTCCAAACTACCGGATGAACCATGTTCCACAACATCGAGCAATGTGTTGTAAACTGCACGTTCTTTTATGAACTGCTCTGTGTTTTTGTATAGTTCGTCTTTGTTGTATGTCTTGTCTAGGTTCTTGATATAACCTACAGTGTTCCTCACTGCATTTTTTAAATCATCACTATCGCAACGTGTTTTTATTTCAGTTGATGTGGGTAGATCACCATACTCTTGATAAAATTCAGACACTAGCTTGTATGTTTGTTTTATACTAACATCTTTGATGAGATCTGGTTTCAAATAGTCAATGACACTAGCCATATACCTGTCATCTGTCATGCAGTTATGCATGATCACATGTTCAAACAATTGATCGTCAATTCCAATCATACGTTATGATATGATACAATTGCTATTTATACAACTCTAAAAATTTAGATTGACTATCCAACCAGTCTGGGTCTTGTAATGATGACAATCCAGGAGAATCATGTATAGCATGAACCATGCAAGTGCCTAGTTTGAGTTTCTTTTCATTTGCATCCAGGCTGCTAGCAATATCATAGTGATGAAAATCAAAATTTTCATTAAATTTCCATTTAGCTTTACGGGCTTTATGTATGTTAACCGCTAAAAATACACCGTCTAGCACCAAACATCGTTGAGGGGTTGGTCCGTATGTAGTAGACATGACAGTGCTCAACTTGTCACCTACTAATTGACCTTCTGGTGCAGCTGGGTGGAACACTGTACCGGACCATGATTTTCTCTCGCTCATCAGATGCCACAGAGTGGGCTTATCATGTGTGATTGTACATGTTGATGCTCCGGCGAGACCTACAATATCATATTTGTCAACAAACATTGATTTGTATAGTTTACCTCTTAGTTTCAAATCATCTATATATAAATCATCATGGCAAAATAATACAATGTCATGCTTTTCCGCAATTTTTTTTGTGAAAAACTTGTTATATATTTTAGGTAAACCAGACTCATTGTTTGTTAGAATTTTTAGTTTAACTTGGTCTGATATAGCATTTAAAGAGTTTACCAATCTAGTGTCTTTCGCAGTATCTGCTTTGGTCGCGGAGACTATTAGTATAGGTTTCAGTTCGATTTTGTTTTTAGTCATATTAAAAAATGATGAAAGAAGAGTTGTTTTTCAGTTGATGTATTTTTTGAAATTTATTTTCATTATCAGCTCCCGGATGACTACGGTATAACGTTAGTTCCGGTAGCTCGCTAAACCCGTCATGTTGTGTTGAGCTGAAACATGTTTTCGACTCGTTCATGTACAGTGTACTACCGCATCGAGCTACATACAATATGTTGTATTTTTTGTTGTATAGAAATATACCGTATGTTCCTTTTATGTTATCTAGGCAGGATTTTACCATGAAGTCGATCTCAGACACGGTGTGGCTATGAGTGTAGTGTAACTCTAAAATTCCCGGGATCACACTAGAGTCAACATCACATCGATGTTCCGGAAGGTGGTTTTGAATCAATTCTTTGTAGTTGTTGATCACACCATTATGAGCTACTAACCAGTGGTCAGTTTCAAAAGGATGTGTTGTTGATGGGTGAAAATCACGAACAGAACCGGTGGGTGACTGTGTGTGACCTAGATACATGTCCACATCATATTCCGGGTGAGATGTATATTGTTTTACACCTTCATTTCTAGAAATGTGTATGCTCTTGTCTTTGTTGGATATGAACACATGTCCATTGGCAAAATTACCTCTGTTGATGTTTAAGGCGTACAGCTCTTTAAAATTATCAAAACAAACACTACCGTATATACCGCACATATTTAAATTGGCTCGCAGTTGTATTTATCCCATGGTATGTCTATCTCATATTCAATTGGATCAATCATGTTGTTGTCTATAAACCCTTTGATTCTGCTGCTACATGCAGTGCATTTACCACATGCTTTGTCGCGGCCTTCGTAACATGTCCATGTTTTTTTATAATCTAGACCAGCATCAAATCCCATCTTGATAATTTGCTGCTTGGACATTCTTATCAATGGTACTTCGATTGTCACTCGATCACGTCTGTTTAAATCATTTATCATGTTCATACATGCTACAAATTCTTGAGTACCATCCCAATAACCAGCTTCACTATCAACTTGAGCCGCTCCATGATACACATGGGAAGCTTTCACACTCTCAGCATAACCGGTGCAGATTGATAACATTATCATGTTTCTGTTAGGTACATAATTTACTGTCTGTGGGTCACCCAGTATGTCAGATGTTTTGGCGACATCAATATTTTCATTTGTTATGGAACTTGATGTTAGTATGTCTTTTATAAAGGACATGTCTAAAATCTTGTGAGATGTACTTATATTCTCTACCAGTCGATTCGCGTACTCAATTTCTTTGTTGTGACGCTGACCATAGTTGAATGTCACGGTGTGTATTTCATCCCAGTCATGGTTTTTATGCGCATGGTACAGTATTGAGCTTGAGTCAATACCACCACTAACAGGTATAATACATCGTTTCATCTAGATATTATAGCTTATTTGATTAAATAATTCAAGCAATGAATAACGATACGCATATAATTTGGGAAAAACATCAAAAAAGACAAACACTTTTAGAGAATTCAGATCTAGTATGGGACGCGCTTCAAGAAGCAGCTCAACTAGTTGAAGAGGCA